ACTGTGCGATGTAGTCATTCATGTCCTCCAGGTCGAGGCACTTCTGAATCTCATCACGAATCTCTTCGAGCTTTGTCAGCTGCATGAGAAGGTTGCTACGCGACACAACACACTGTGTGATGTCACGGTTGAAGTCAGCTTCACGGATGAAGTTGTCTTTGTCTTGAATCATTTCCGACTTGAGGTTAATCATGTCGTTGACGTAATTGAGGTCCCACATGTTTTATGGATTTGAGGATGAAAAGGATTGTTGCAATGCTGAGGGGTTGTTCATTAGGGCTACGCAAAAAGGGATTATGGTGGAATGTCACGCCTGCAAGCAAATGACATCCCACCTTGGGTTAACCCTCCCAATAGTACCGCGCCCCCGCCCGCGTGCTGTATTGGACGAGGGCACTTGGTAGACAGTGCAGCAAGTACTTCTACCCATTTTGAGATCGCGGAACTCTCCTCTACCACATATAGAGAGAGAGAGAGAGAACAAAGCAGTTTACCCTCATGCTTAGGAGAGTGTGTTAACCTACTTGGCTAATCACATCTTGGATAGTGTAGATAGGATCATACCCATCCAAGTAAACAGTGAATTCGTGCATGGCGATTCAGTGTTAGAAGACAGAATTTAGTAGGCTGTCTATTTCCTACTTGACTCGAGAAAGTCTATAGCTTGTAGATACATGCATTGATAACCCTCATAAATCACTGCAAAAAGCTACGCACACGCCCTGGTGTGAGCATGCACGTAGCTTGTGTCACCATATCGCTATGTGTCGAGAACAGAGCTGATGATAGTGTACTAGAAGAGGTACCCCCGAAGGGATACCCCCGGCACAGGTGTGCCTAAAGAGCTGTCAGCAGCAACTATGTCTGCCTTGCTACTTGCAGACTGGTCATAAGAGGGGCCTTGCGGTTTCCCTGTCTGCGTTTACTGCCAAGCCTCTAAAGGATGGCACGCTCTCTGTGTGGTTGCTGCTTAGTCCTCTTTGGGAACAGCAACAATCGTGTGCCATTGACCGGTCACCGCACCCGTTTCGGGGTTGATGACGTCCTGCGGCACGAGAACGTTGAATCCGTCCTCGTCAACCACAGGGTTGTCGTTGGCATCCCGCTTGAACCGGAACAACGGCTCAACGCGCACACCTTCCAATCGCACGGCGGCGTTGGTTTCGGTGGCCCAATCGAGCATCGTTGCGTACTCGCCGGTCTCCTTAGCCTCGGCCCAAAGGGACTTCGGCTTGCTACCGAGGAACTGAAGAACCTCGATGTCCTTGAGACGGACGTTGAACAACTGCGGGCTGGTGGCGTCCTTTACCTTGCAGTAAAGCTTGCCACTCTCCGACACGCGGGTCGGAATCAGAATCATCTTGTACATGATTACGTGATTTGAGGGTTAACTGGCAACGGACTATCCGCTGCACGACGCTGGGGGGTTGTTGATTAGGGAAACAGGCCGGGGAGGTTGAACTAGGGTGGTCAGCGAAAGCATATTGCCGTAACTTGTGGCATGTTCTTCGCCCCCTTGTACAACATGCAGATAGTCGACAGCTATTTGTTTGTGTTCTACGACCAGGGAGGGGGTGACATTGTAATCATAACTACCCCCGGGGGTGAGTACGTCACCGGTGACATAGTAAGTGAAGACATGAGCGACGAGACTTACGAGATCCTACAGCAGAACACTCCGACCACAGAATTGTAATCTATCTATCATGAGTAAGTACTACACAGACCCTACAGTAAGAAAGAAGATTGATGCCTTACTGGAAATGAATGCCTGTATTCAGGCTAACCTAGGAACTAAGTCTAAGTTCGATATGGGCAACCCGCTTGCCGCTGAGCAGATTTGGTATCAGTTTCTTGTTGAAATCAAGGCTATGGACAATGACTTCTACCACGCCATCTCGACCAAGGAGGAAAAAGAGATGGTCACCAAGAAAATCTATAATAAGCGCAGGTTCCGGGAACAGCAAGCTGTGACTGTATAATTTTCCTATATTTCGGGGAAATAATGTGTCATGGAAATTGTCAAGCCCGGGATTGAGTATCGGCTGCACAACTTCAAGTCAGAAACTGAGTACCAGACAGTACGCTTCACGGAGAAGACACCTGTTGGGTTTAACCCAGGCACGACCAATGAAGAGGTTGTGAGCATGCTCATCGATCGTCTATACGCTCTGCAGAATAAAAACTTCTCTGTAGAGAATCAGTGTTGCATCATCTTGCTGAAGCAGGTGAGGGTGCTGTTGAAGAAGCGCCTCAACCGCAAGATTGATCGCGTCAACAAATACCAAGAGAATGCAGCTGGAGATCAAAACAAGTAAGAAAAGTTTTACTCGCCACTACTTAGAACTTTTGAATGGTATCTTGAAGCTGACTCCCCGTGAGTTGGATTCGTTGCTGCTGTTCTTGGAGTACGACCAAGAGGTGGCCTGCAGTATGCAAGCACGCAAGCACGTTGCAGAGGCTATGAGCTTCAAGAGTGTTAGTGTGCTCAACAACTATGTGAAGAGCTTAAAGGATAAGAAAGTAATCTACAAGGACAAGCACGGGGTGTACCGTTACAATGACATTGTCAAACCCCATGGGAATCTTGAGTCGCTTACCTTCAAATTCGTCGTCACCGAAACCGCTGTTCAAGCTGGAGTATGAGATACAGAATCTCAACGTACTCTTTGCGTTTGAACTGCAGATGGGTGCAGAGCTTGAGGGACAAGGCATTCACTATGACACAGAGATATTCATTGGCTCTAACACATACTCTATAACCTACTACGTATATGCCGCGCCCGAGTAAACTGATGGAAGAGATCATCCAGGAGATAGTCCAGGAGGATGGGGGTACGTACGAAGAGGTAGCGGAGGTAGTGATGAGTCAGTTTAGTTTTTTGCGCAAGCACATGGAGAAGGGCGCCTTTAGTACAGTGCGCCTACCATACTTGGGTAAGTTCCATGTTAAACCCGGCCGGTTATCACAGCTGAACCATGCGGTTATTCAGAGAAGAAAGCTTTAAGGTTGTCGTAGATACAGAGCTTAAACTCATCCCAGAGTTCAAAGCGCTGCTTACGCGTGACCGTAGCAAAGACAAGAAGCAGGCGTTGAAGGAGTTCAGTTATATCTACTTCATCCACGACCACAAATCGCCCTACTACATTTACCCGGAAGACGAGCGGCGCTTACGCGTATCTACTGACACCGGGTTGGGCACAGACTATAAGCCCGATGACAAAGTCAAAGCAGCTATACGGAAGTATTTGGAGTTGTCGAAAACTCCCACCCTCAAAAGTCTTACATCTATTAGGGAAGGTCTGCTTACGAGCAGTCGTCTCATCGATACACTACGCGAGCGCATTGATTCTGCTCTCGCTGATCCTGATTTGGAGGACATTGATCCTGTCACTCGCTCCGTTACGCGCATGCTGGAGATTTCTGAGAAGCTCCCCAAAGCCATCGAAAACATCACCGCACTTGAAGAGAAAGTGCGTAAAGAAGAATCAAACGATACGCGTATTAAAGGTGGAGGCAAGAAAGGTCTCTTCGAAGATTAAGCAAGATGTTGAGTAACACCGTAGAATTTAGCCGTGCCGGTAAGCACTTCTTGGAGCATGGCTTCTACTGCGGTGACCCCGAGGGCAGTGCAGCATACTTTGAGTATTGGGCAGAGGAGTTACGCCGTTGTACTCACGGGTATACGGTAGGCGACACTACCATCACCGGACACCACTACTTCTATCTGAACTACGTACAGATAAAGCTGACTGACAAGGGCAACCGAAAAATTTTGAGCTTCCCTAACTTCTGGGACGGGGATTACGAATACTTCTGGCTGCAAGAGATAGCCCGTAACGGGATCAAACCAGTTGATTACGAAAAACTGAACCTGGCTACAGTTGTAGACAAGGCCCATATGGATGGTGGGCGTCATATGATCGTAGGTAAGGCACGACGTAAGGGATTCTCCTATAAGAATGCTGCTCTTGTGACTAACACGTTCAACACAGAACGTAACAGCTATACCCTTCTTTGTGCGTTTGACAAGAAGTACTTGTACCCTAAAGGTATTATGGCAATGGTTACGGACAACATGAACTTCTTGAACGAGCA